TTTTTAAGAAAGCAGAGGTAGCAGGTGTTAAGAAACCTGAAACCTGTGTTGATTATATACAATATAACATTTTAGACTGAACCCCAAGAGATTGCCACGCAGGCAATATTGTAAGGACCAACTTGTTTAAGGTTGGTGACCATCTAAAATGGTAAAAATAATAAGTATACACTCCGAAGAGTTAACAAAGACGTATTAATTAACGCCGAATGATTTTTGTATATTTTATATAACATGCGCTGCGATGCGCTCCCCTTTGGTCATGTCACAAGCGAGTCTAAGCTGGGGGCTACGTTGTCTCTAGTGGTTAATGTCTTTGCGACACCACCACTCATGTGTATGTTATTCATATAGAATGTGTGTGTTTTGTTTATTTGTGTGTATTTATTTTATCATCACTGAATATATAAACAAGGCATAACAACAAAGTTGTCTGTAGAAACGTTAGTTTCCTTTTCTTGCGGATACAGTCAGTATGTATCAATGTAATGAGTGGCGTAAGCACATCGCTGTGATTACTCTCAGAGTTACCTCAAACAATATAATATTAGAGGGGTTCTCTCCTAATTACATCAAAAGATAATAAAATTTGTGTGTGTGTATATTTTGTATATGATGCATTGCCTACGACGAAAAATCCGTCTCGCACCACCGATTGAATTCAATCTCCTGGTAGTGTTCATACGTATGAAAAGTCGTAGGAATGTACTCATTTACAATTTGTCTTGCCCTCTCGAAGGCGGGAAATTCTCGATCATACACAGCTCGAGAATGCTGTGCAAGTTCATGTACGGCTTCCTTCAATGTTGTGGAGCAAGTCGGGATGAGATCTTTCTTACCTCGCACCCACATCGCCATTTCTCGAATGGTGGTGAGGGAGAGAGGAGCACGATATCTAACCTGATCTTCATCAAATCTGAAATCGCGTTTTAGAAATTGGATCTCCTCGAGCGTTCGCTTTTCAACAATGACTCCAGTCTTCGCCTCATCTGTGTAAGTCATACCGATAGTTGCATAAGCCTCAGTAATGGTCACCTGATTAAACCAAGAAATAATGTCGGAATGAATATTCCACACATCGTCATCTCCATAATTCATGTGGACAACATATTTCTCGTAGTAATCAAGGCTAACCATCTCCGGAGCATACTTTCTAGCGCAAATGATATACACATAGCGAGCAGAGATTGAATGATAACCAGAATTCAGAATGACAGTAACAG